TGTTACTTCTAGTAATATTAATCCGCTTAAATCATCTTGAATAATAAATTCTAAATCATCCCCTGGATTAAGTCTTTTAGTTACACCTAGTTTTTCTTGACCAGAAAAAGTTAACCTAGCTGTAAACCCATTTACCCCTTGTGCTGGATTTGATGCTGAATATGGAATCCAATCAAGCATTATCCCAGCTATATCACCATTATCCTTTACATTAAAAATATTTCTTATCTCTCCATTTCTCGCTCTTATAACAAGTCCACGGGTTAATGAGGCTAAATCACCAAATTTATTTAAATCTACAGCTCCAGTTGTTAAGCATTTAAAAATTATTCTTGTAATGTCAATAGTTGTAGGTACCTCATTCCCAGTTTCAGCACCTCTTATCCCGAAAATCTCAGGTGTTACACTTCCATCAATATTCATATTTGTTATTGATGAATCAACATTAGTCCCTACCGGATAAGCAAAATCAATTGGTCTGTCAACTGTTAGTGAATTCACTGCAATATCTAAAATTTCAAATAATGAATATCTGTTTGCATCAGCATTAAAAAGTATTAAATAGTGGCCTATTGCTATTCCTGTAGCATCCGTAACAACTAAAGTATAATCATTTAAGATTGCAAGTGTTGCTAATGTTGTTTGTACCTGAATTTGATTAAACTTTACTATAATAGTTGGAGTATATTGGTCTTGAATATTTATATCTAAACCTCCATTAGTTCCTTTAATTAGTTCGCCATTAGAACCTATAATAGCTCCTATCTGTATAGACCTATTAATCCCATTGCTATCAATTATCGTTATTGGATTATGAACGACCCGCATTTATTATTTTGTTTTAATATTTTCTTCACTTGGTTTCCCAACCTTTTTTCTTAGAACCTTTTTTTCTTCCACTTTAGAAAGAACACCTTTCTTTAAAAGCGCATCAGCTAAATGTTCACTCAATTCAATTTCATCACCAACTTTTTGGCTCCCAAATTTTATGTTTACTCTATATTTCATTTTATTTAATTTTAGTAGGGAGAATTAACCCCCTACTTATTAATATTATGCTGCGTTAACTGCATCAATTACCACTTGTAAAGCTGCTAAGTCAGCGATACTTGCCTCGGCTGCAACCGCAACTTTATAAGCTGCTAAGTTTTCAACACGAACATCAGTACCACCAGCATTAGACATCATTTGTATAGTCATAGCTGTAGCATCAGAACCAGTTGCATAACCTTGAATTCTAGTTAAAGAAGCTGCTGCATTTTCATTAATGATAGCTAAATCTGCCTCTAAACTTTCGGTATAGATATTAGCGTTAACATTTTGAGAACCATAAGCATATCTAACATAAAATACAAATGTTAATTGCATTTTTTCTAAGTCATCAGAGTTAAATCCAGATACAACAGAAATATTAGTTCGTATACCAATACGATTTGCATTAGTTACAGACACTAACATTTTATTTTCCATCAATCTAGACTTTTTAACAGCCATTCCATATACATTAGTAGCAACTCCATTCTGGCGTGTAATCCTAGAATCGATTACAGCATCATTAGTTGTAGATTTTAAAGAAGCAATTACTTTTTGCATTTTCTGACCAATGAATAGACCATTACCATTATAATCAGCAGTCTGACACTGGTCTTGCATCCACATGGCTAAATCAACATAATTTGCTTTCCCGTCTCCAATACCTGCGTACTCTAATGCATTAAATACTGTTCCATTTTCAGAGTTAAATACACCCCAAGGGCTTGCACTGTTGTCACCAGCAGTAGTTAAGATACTAGCATCAATTACTTGTTTAATCTTATCTGGTACAATTTCTCTTAATCTTGATACGATTTCAGTAACATCATCGTTTTCTTCCCATGAAATAGTAGCTCTTGCAGCTGCTGTAAAGATTTTGAATTCTTTAGATTTTAACTGCATTGAAACTAATGGAGCAGATACACCTTCAGCTCTAATTGCTGGGGCACCTTCAAAGTTATACTCAATGATTAAACTCATTTGAGTAGCCCTAGAAGTAGTTCTGGTTTGGAAAAATTCAGTTACATGGTCGTTAGTGTTCATTGGTATCTCATCTCTACCCATTACACCAAAGTCAAGAGGTATTGCTTCACCAGTTACATCAGCACTTGTAATTATATGAGCTGCTTTAAATTCTGGCTTTTTACCTTCAACATCACCAAATTTTCTAAATTTTGCACTACCTTCAGCAATTACTTCATTTCCTTTTTCATCTTTATCAATTGCGAAACCTGCATTTTTTAAAGATTGCTTAATTGCAATTGAAAAATCATCATCTTTACGACTTCTCTTTCCTGAATCATTAACTTTTAAAGTATCAAGTACTTCACCTTGCTTACGCATAGCATCATTAAGAGTATCAACAGATTCTTTAATAGCTGTTAATGCTTCTAAATTCCCCTCAAGGTCTTTTAATTTTTCATTTACAGCTTCATAATCCTGCTTAATTGTAGCATCATTCTCATCATTTTTAGCCACTTTTGCCTCAATATCTTTAATTTGAGACTCTAAAGCCGCCTTGATATCGGATTTAATTTCCTCTACCAACTTCATTGTCTTTTCATCCATTTTTTTTAAATTTAATTGTTTAAACTCTCTTTTAACGATTTTAAAAACTCATAGGTCGTGTCAACTTCATTTGACGGCTTTATCAAAGTGTCTTTTTGAGACGGCTTCCTATTGTAAGTCTCTTTTATAATCTGCTTTATTTGTAATATTTCTAATTGAAATTCTTTTTTATCGGCTCCCTTTAATGATTGTAAGAAATCAAGTCTATTAAATAGGTCAGATATATATGTTTCATTATTTGCTGATTTACTACCTAAATAGGCTGTTAACTCATTGCTACCAAAGGTTACAACACTACCCTCGAATAGTTTGTATTCTTTAACTACGTAGAAATATCCAAATTCATCTGCCTTTTCTGGGTTTAATGCAAGTGGATAGAATTTTTCCCAATTCAATCTATAATCTTGAATATCACTATCTTTCTCAGCCAATGTTAATTCTACATATTGAAAACCAATTGAGTGTTGATTATATAACCCTGATTGATATTTTATTAAATGCTTATCAGAAACAATAGGAGGCAAGTAGCCTTCAAAATACAAATCAAAAATACCATCTTGTTCTCTCTCTTCTAATATATCAAATCTTCCAATAGTATCATCTGCCTTCAATGAATGGTCTATCTGATATTTAATTTTTGCATGTGCTTGTGATAAAGGCCCATTATCATTTAATGATTTCTTTACGGCACCAGGAATAATCATATCTAAATCTTGGTCGATAAAGTATGAAGTATTTAAAACCCCTGTAACTGTTCTTTTATTCATATTTACATCCTCAACAGCTTTACCCTCTAATGATTTTACCGGGTAAAAAGAAGATAATTTACTATTTATTAATGCCTCTTGCCTATTCATCTTAATTCGTATTTACATTTTCATTCAATATGTCTTGTATTTCTGATTCTACTGGTGTGCCAAGTATCGCTTTTGCTGTCTCTTCGTTAAGTCCATAAAATTCCATCAATATAGATATAGCAGCATCATAATCTGTAACTCCTTGCGAAACCTGTAATTGAACCGCTAATACACCTTGAACTCCTCCTACTGTACCTCTTAAATTAGCCTGAGCATCCAACTGCTCTTGAGGAATACCACCAATATCTAAGCTACTATCTTCTATTACTATTGTTTCACTAATTAAATTAGGCGCTTCAGTATCAGATACTCCTTGAGACATTAGTATATTAATCGCTGTATCTCGGGTCATCTTACCATCTGATACAGATTCATTCAATGAAATAAGTATATCTGTTTCTATTTTATGCCTTACTGCTTTTGCTTTTAAGTCATCTTGCAAATAAACGATATCTGAATAGTCAAATTCAAATACTAAACCTTGCTCTCTTAGCTTAAACTCTTTATTGAACCCATATTCAAAGAATGAACTATCTGGTATTATTTTATTTTGATATAATTCTTTATTACCTACATCTTTATTCTCATACTTAGCATTACTTGTCAATAAAGACAATGGGAAATTCATATTATTTGCTAATACATTGGTTGCGGCTTCTTCAAATTCATTTAAAAGAAGTTCGGCAATCTTTAAACTAATAGAAGTGAACTTAATAGATGTATTTGTGATAATTAGTTTGTTCTTCCCTGGCATCAAACCGTAATTATCATACTCATCTTGCAATGCCTTTTTATCTTTTGGAAGTAATGCAACCGGGTCGCCGTCTGAATCCTTACTATCTGGGTTTATGATTCCTATAGCACCATGATTCCCTAGTAACTCATTCTTTATATTATTAATTACGAATAATGTCCCTAATGTTTTCTCCAATGATTTTAAAGGGTTTTCTGGCTTAATATACCCATTATCACGAAGCCTCAATGATGCATTTTGAATACTCCAAATACTATTTACATCATTTATTTTCTTTGTTACACCAGAACCATCTACTATTTCATAGTAATCAATTATTTGTTCAATATCCTTTGCATTTAAATACTCAGCATTATCTTTTATATAAGTATAAACATCGATAGTTGGTAAACATAACAAACTTCTTAGTCCAAAACCGACACTTTCACCTTTGTAAGTATATGCTATCCCATTAATAGCCCAGTTCTTATATAAAGTTTCCCAATATTCATTCTCGGATTGTAATAAATGAGGATTTTTAAGAACTTTATAAATGTCACCATCCTCAACTAATACTTTATTTCCAGATTTATCAATTCTATAAAGTAATTTTTTGCCACTTATAAAAGCTTTTGCGCTTCTATCTATTACTGTGTTAAGTTGTGGTATTGTTTCATATGCTCTTAATGCATCTTCTGGAGTATCAACGCTAAAGTTATCAGAATAGCTATTGATTAAATCACGAAAGAATATTCTGGCCTCTAAATCAGATGCCTCAAAACTCTTTGTTTCATTAGGAATATTTGTCTTTTTCTTTTTAAAAAAAGGGAGCTTCATAGATATATCTTATAGAACAAAGATATATATAAATAAAATCTATATCAAACTTGCAATTGGTGTTTTTTTACACTAACTTTGTAAAAAATTATAATTTAATATCTATGAAAAAAATATTATCTAAAATCGTTGACAGAATAATCCTTACTGTCTCAAGTAAGCAGTATGCAAAATTAGCACTTAAAAGAGCTGTAAATGAGGCTAAGAAAAAGTGGCTTGAATCTGGTAAACAACACTTTGTTATATTCTCTGATGGTAGTTACCTTGTCATAAACAAAAGAATTGTTGATAAGCTAAATAGCGGAAAGTATAAGAAAAATAAGATTACTCATAGGCAGTTAATGGACATGTCTGTTTATGTTACACCTGTATCTGGTTATGTTAATATATAAATTAATTATGGATGACACGACAATATCACTCCATGAGTTTGCATGGAGTACTTTAACCGACAATCAGAAATATCGAATAAACATGATGTACGAACTAAAGAAGAAGATTGATTGCATTGAACCTGGTAAAACTAAAAGGAGTATCTATAGATTAATTGCTGAGCAGTTTCCTGGGTTCTCAGTAAGTAGAATAGAATATATTAGTAGTCACGAATTAAAATAAATAACATGAGAGGAATTTGGAAAAACTTAACACCGCTTGGCAAGAAAGTAGCTATTTTTTTATTAACTATAGGTGTATTATTTGCATTTATGATAATTAAATTTATTTATAAATTAATAATATGGTAATATGGAAACAAAACCAATACTTATAATAGGTATTCCGATGATTTCATCGGCAGAAAAAAAAGAAATGATAGATTATATTAAAGGCTTAGATATTGAAGGATATCATATATTGCCTATACTGTCTTACACTAATAAAACTACTTATTGGATAAAGTACCATCCATAGTATAAAGTCAATATTTTCCATATTATTTTTTTATTAGGTTTACGTACCGTATTCTTTAACCTTAGTTTCATCATACTCAATTATTACTTCAATTGACTTGACCTTATAAGGGAAAATAAATTCTTTATCACAATCAGGGCAATAAATTTCCATCTCTTTACCTCTACCTACCTCTGGGTAACTTAAGTAATCTTCATTAAAATCACGCTCCATCACCTTGCCACAATTAGGGCATTTCATTTTTAATATTGCATCAAAATAAAATCTTTTTTCAGTTGCCTCTGTTTGTCCTTTCAAAGTAATCATATCATTTAGTTTTCATCAAAGGTACAAAATTAATGCTAAAATACAAACTACCCATAGCAATTTAGCAACATAATTTTTATCTAAAATCACGGGGGTTATACAAAAATAAGTATTGATTATCAATGTGTTAAGATTTAGACTATCTAACGGCATGTTTTAACTAATTAAATAACTTCATAAGGGTCTTTTGGGTTCAACATTTTAGCTTCTGCTTTCTCAATAAGCTTGTTGATTATAGGATTATCTTTTAATATTGATTCAGATACTTCAAAATAGGAAGTATTTATAATATAATCCCCTATCCTATCCTGTATCAATATTTCATAACTTCTCTTAATTTTGTCTCCTTTTCTCATGTTATTGGTTTTTAAATTTAATTATATAACTCAGGATAAAGCTTTCTAACCTGCTTAGCATAAGTAGCTAAACAGTCCGGTGCATCGTCATGGTCTTTATTACTTCCATCCTGAAGAAACGCAAATACATCCTTCATGAATTTGTCATAGTCAGAGCCTAGTGCATAATCGTTTCTGAATATCATATATTTCTTTATAAAGAATGCATTGTTCCTTATTCTAACAACCTTGTTAGTGGTGTTGTGTATGCCTTTTACCCTTATGTTCTTAAATTCTTTTTGCAAATTACGCTTGAATAATGTACCTTCTTTGTTAGTCTCTAAAAAGGCCATGTCAATATCATTATTAGTACCTAATTCAATTGTTAATGGTTCTGTGACCTCAAAGGTTTCCTTTGAATAAATTACATCTTTGATATAGATATATTGGCCAATATGACAACCCAAAGCCAATGCATAATTATCATCTCCTTTGTCGGCCGGGTCAATTACCATCTTTTTAGATTCTACTTTCTTTAAATCTAACTCGGGTAATTTAAAGTAATTTAATTCTGTTTTGGGGAACATTAACCCTTCTAATGGTTGTGGATTTTGCATGTACTGAGTTTCAAATACATGTGCTGTCTTATCAGAGGTTCTAAGTTGTTCTATTGCTTCTAAATTCAACTTACCTTCCCAAAGTGGTTTGCCATCATATACAACTGGTAGTACTAAGTTTTTACTTTCGCTTTCATCAAAGAATTCTAGTAATGCTGAAGATGCATCATTCTCCCCGGCTCTTTGTTGAATGTTTATTATCGGTGTTCTCATTGAGTTAACCCTTGATAGGATAGTTGTAAAAATAGTATCAATTGCTTTCTTATTATTCGCGTTGTTTGCCTGGGTATCTCCTATCTTATTGATGTCATCTAGTATAATTGCACCATCAAACTCTTTTATAAACTCAATTAATTCGTTATTAACGTCTACCATTCGCCCGGCACCAAAACCTGTTATCTGACCAAATATAGTTGCTGTTTTAAGACCTCCACCTTGGCTAGTTCTCCATAGGTTCTTGCCTGTTTGGTCTTTCTTCATCTCAACACCGTACATTCTCTTGTAATAAGGATGTGTTATTATATCTCTTATCCTTATAGATGTTTCACTTCTTAATTCATCGGATGCTGTTATGTAAAGAAAATTACCTTTTGGATTATTGGCTAAAGACCATGCAATTAGGTTAATACCTGCAAGTTCCGTATTATGAGAAACGATACCATTAGCAATAAAATTTTTAGTATCTTCTACTTCAATATGTATTAAATCTTTAAACCCTACGTTTTCAATTTTATCTACCATATCTAGGAAAAAATCTCTATCTAAATATTTTTTTAACTGAGGAAATTCATCGCAAAGTTTATAAAACTTATTTCTTGAAATTTCTTTTACATTTTCACATCTTAACCCAACGGCTCTTGTTTTATAGCTTAATTTTTCCTTTTTAATTATTGAATATGGGAATGTATCGGTTAAACTTATATCTGATTTATCGAGACACTTCAACGCATTGCCTCGTTTATGATAAAATGTTATGAGTTTGGTTAATTTCTTGGTATCTGTTCTTGAGATATGTAATTGCCATGAATTAGCATAGTCATTTTCATTAAAATACATTGTGCTTATGATGCCTATCGTTGACAATAAATGTTGAATGTCTTTTATCAATCCTTCATTTGCTAAACCTATTCCACTGGAACCACTAGACGTATTTACATATCCGTCTGTAGCAAACATTAAATCTATAAATATTAATTTTTGCCTTAAATTTAAATTAAACCATTTGGCTGGGATTCTTTTAGTATAACACTTATGTCCTCTTATACCATACTTTTTAAGGATGTTTGATGCCAGTCCGATATCTCCGCCCATTATGTGCCAATCAGGTTTTTTTGAGCTATTATATTTTTTTATTGTAAACCCAATTTTAGAGACGACTCGTTTCATTAAATCTATTAAACATTTATCAGTATTAGAAAATCTAATATTTCTAGAGCCACAATCTCCCTCAAAAATCATTAATGTTGTAAATATTAATTCACTATCATCAATTTTATAAGTACCATAAACCTTTGAATTTATGACCTTTAATCTTTCCCCTATTTCTATATCTTTTACTTCTTTGTATCCATGTGTTGTCAGTAGAGGATGGTCATAGCTGCATATTATATCTCTGCCACTCCTTGTGGTTAACTTTAAACTTTCTTTATATGCTTTCTCTGTTCCTAAACATTTATTTTTTACTAGTTCACCATCTTTATAGCTATATAAAATATCTCCTTTTTTAATATATCTCGCTTCCTTTAATCCACTGGATGTCATTATCATTGTATCTTGAGATATACATTTAGAGAACCTAGGGGGAATATTTATGTTAAGTAACTTGTACTTATAATCTGCAACTTCTTCAAGAGCTTTGCATATTTCTTCATGATGCCAGTTAAGTATAAACTTAGAACCTCTTAAAACACGAAACCAAAATCTTGTTGAGAATAAAAGACTTTGGTTACATTTTACTTTTGCGACTGCAAGCTCTTTAATTGATAAATTATTGAAATCCATTAAACATCATCATCTAGGTTTTCAGAAATGTTCTTTATTTGTTCTGGTGTTAAGTTTACGTTTATATCTGATTTCTGTTTAACTTCTGATTTATCAGATAATCCTAAATCTCTTGCTATTATATTTGCATTTAGCATGTCTGCACTAGCACCTTGAAACTTTTGGTTATATATTGTTTGCTCAATATCGTGTATGACCGTGTTAAAATCTTCTTCTCCTTCTGGTAGCTGTGATTTAAATGTTCTGAAATATGCCTCGTTACAATTTAGATAAAAACATAATTGACTA